GCGCAGCACGTCGTTCGTCGCGCCGCTCCACTCGATGGTGATCGGGCCGCTGACGTTGCCGATCGGGCCGCCGAGATCGACGTAGGCCACGGCGCGCTTGTTGCTGTCCGTGTTGTTGTAGATGATGCCCCAGGCGGCATTCGAGAATCCGCCGCCCGCGTCCTGGTTGATCGTGACGTCGGTCAGGCGCCAGTCGGCGCCCGATGCGGTCAGCGTCCACGAATTCACCGTGATGGTGATCGGGCCGGTGTAGGCCGTGCCGGTTGCGACCTGGTTGGTCGCAAAGTTTGTCGTGCCCGTGCCGCCCCAGTGCGGGGCGGTGGTATTCACGCCCGGCGTCGTCGTGCTGGTGACGATACCCAGCCGCCAGGCGTCGGAATCCATGTCGTGGATCTTGTTGCCGAGGTCGTGGAGGGCTTGAGCAAACCACTTGATGTCGCCGCGGGCCATGGTTGGGTACTCCTGAAAATCAGTTGCTGTCGGGGTTGGTCGGCATGCTGCGACCCTGCAGGGCCATCAGCATCGGCAGGACGCCGCTGCTCTGCAGCGACTCGATGTCGGTGCGGATCTCGGCCAGCACCTGCTCGGGCTGGTAGCCGCGCTGTCGCAGCTTCTCGCTCCAGCTGCTGAGGCCGCCGGCGATTTCCGCCAGGTCGGACTGGACGTCTTGCTGAGGGTTCACGTAATCCCACTTGGGCGTCGAGTGGTCGAAGCGCTCCTCGCCACGGGGTACGGTGCCGGCCAGGACGGCGGCGCGCATTGCCGCCACGCACACGCGCTCGACGAATGCCGGGATGACGGTCAGCCACTGCGTGCTCTGCACCTGGCGGCGGAAGTCCAGGATTCGCACGCGCGCGCTGCTGAAGTTCGTCTGCGAGACGTCGCCGGTCATCAGCTCGTAGGGCACGCCCAGGCCGCTGGCGATGACGTGCAGCTGCTGCCGGACGTACTCCACGTAGCCGGGCGCTGCCTTCGGCTCGATGGCCGTCAGGTTCAGGCCGGCGGGAAGGGCCAGGATGCCGCCGCTGGGCAGCTCACCGAGGTGGCCCGTCACGGCCGCGGGCTCTTCGCCGATGGGCGGCGCGTCGCCCAGCTGGCTGACGTCGCCGCTGGCGGCCAGGCTGAGCCGGGTCTCGAGGTTCTTGCGCGACAGCTCGGCGTCCTCGTACAGCTGAAGGTCGCGCACCCTCGGGATGACGGATGCCAGACGGCTGAAGCCGCGGCCCTGGCCCGGGCGCTCGACGGCGTACAGATGGATGATCGAGACGGCCGGCACCCGGCGACTCTCGGTGCGGGTCGTGCGCACCGGCAGGCTGACGTCGCCCGGGTGGCGGTCCCACAGGTAGTACGCGGCCACGCGGCCGATGGCGTCGTACTCGATGCCGTTCACCACCTGCGCGCCTTCGATCCACCCGTGTCGGCTGGCGTCGATCCAGTCGACTTCCAGCAGTTGCAGCTGCAGCGGGATCGGCAGCCCGTCGGCTGGGCGTCGGGTGCGCAGGCGGATCAGCACCTCGCCGTCGATCTCCATCGCCCGGTAGGCCGCGGCCTGCATGCCGGGCCAGTCGAGGCGGCCGTCGGCATCGCACACGCGCGACCAGGCGGCGAACGCGGCATTGAAGGCGTCCGCGTCGCGGCCGATGGCCCGGCTGACGATGCCGGTGCCGACGGTGTACGCGACCAGGCCGTCGACCGCAGCTTTGACGTAAGGCACGTTCTGCACCAGTGCGCGCGCCTTGATGCGCAGCGTCGCGGCGTCGGCGGCGTGGTCGGTGTTGGCCGAGGCTCCGGCGCGGCGCGGGCGCCAGGGGTCGCGTGGGCTGGCCGCCTCGTAGGCCCGGCCCAGCAGCTTGCGCTGGTGATAGCGGCGCAGTCCGGCCGCAGGGTCGATCCAGCCGACAAGGCGGTCCAGTGCGTTCATCAGTCGCCCCGCGCGGTGGTCATCGTGAACCGGTAGACCCCGCGCCGGTTGGCGCCGGCCGACGCCGAGCTGATCTGCGAGGCGACGTGCGCCCGGGCCTTGAGCAGCTCCTCGATGCTGCGGTACTGGATGCGGCGGCCGTCGACTTGGACCGACAGCTCGCCGGTGGCGATGGCGGCGTCGAGCGCCTGCAGGTCAGCGGTCTGGTAGGCCATTGTCCGAGTCTGCGCTCGGCACTGTCTCAATTCCAGTCGGCGCTGAGACTGGATCGACGTAGCCCCAGGCTGTGCCTGTGGGCAGCGGCGGCAGGCGAGGCTGCTTGATGACCCGGTAGACCGTCGCGCGGCTGACGCCCAGCCGGCGGCCCACCTCGGTGGCGTTGCGGCCGTTGAACAGCGACAGGATCTCCTGCGCGCGCCGGCGGCGCGTCAGGTGCGGCTTCGTGCTGACCCAGTGATTGAAGCCCGCGAACTGCTCGCGCAGGTCGGCCTCGATCTCGTCGAGCCTGTCGCGCAGGCTGGGGTCGATCGTGGCCAGGTACTCGACGACCTGGTCTACTAGGTCGGTCTTCTCGGGCGGGGTGTCTTGGGATGTCGGTCGGGTGCGGCTCTTCGTCGCTGTCATGCGTCACCAGTCTCGTCGGCCGCTTGGCGGCCTGGTCGACGCGGCCGGCTGCGGCGGCGGTCTCTCAGGCGCGCCGCTGGGCGCGTTGCGGGGTGTGTCCTCCGCGACGGGTGTCGTCAGTGCAGCGGCCCGCACGGTGGCCGGCGCGCTGGTGGCGGCTGGCTCTGGCGGGGGTGGGGCGTCGAACAGGTCAGGCGCGAGCGAGCTTTCCAGCTTGTCCCACTGCCGGGCCGACAGGTTGGTGACGCCCAGCAGGTCGGCCAGGAACATGCACCCGACGGTGCAGTCCAGCACCTCGTTGCGCCTGCCGGCCGGGCACTCCCAGCGGAACTCGAGACCGCGCGGGCCGCGCACAGGCACGCGCTGCTCGGCGGTCAGCTGGTCGTAGAAGGCCGGCGGCAGATCCGCCGCGAAGTGCAGGCGGCCGGGCCCCTGCCCGTCGAGCTGCAGCTGGCCGTGCAGCAGGTCTTTCGCGGTGTCGGTCCCTATCGGCCAGACCTTGACGCCGCGCGGGATGGCCTTGCCGCGGTAGTTGATGTCCATCAGCCGCGGCTTGCCCTTGATCGGCTTGCCGGGCTGGCTCTCGCCTTTGGTGGCGAACACACGCCGCGCCTGGTGCGCCCTGGCGAACTGGTAGACGATGTGCGTCTGGAAGCCGCTGTCGATGCCGATGGCCTTCACCTCCAGGCGGCCGCCGCGAGCGTGCGGGTAGGTCGTCCCGATCAGCGGCTCGATCTTGCTTTGCCACTCCTCGGGCGCGGCGGTGTTGCCGTAGATAACCCGGTAGTCGATCGCCCAGCGCTCGCTGTCGCGGCCCCAGGCCCAGGCCACGTACTCCCAGCGGTCGCCCTGCACGTCGATGTAGATCAGCACCACGGACGCCTCGGCCGGCACGACGCCCAGCGGCAGGCCCTCGGCCTTCGCGCGGCGCTTCAGGACCTCGGCTTCGGTGTGTTCGTACTCCTCCTCCCAGGTCTCGGCCAGCGTCTCGTTGGTGAAGCCCTGCAGCGGGCCCTTGTTGCCGACCTTAAAGGCAGCATGTGCCTCCAGGGCCTCGCGGGTGATGTCGGACCAGGTGCGCTGCGGGCTGTAGGCCGTCCACAGGCCCACGAACGCGACGTGCCTGGGTGCCTTGCAGGGCTGGCCGCGGTCGTCGCGCCAGGTGCGGTCCTGGCCGTAGCGAAGACCGGTGCGATCGCACACCCAGGTGCCGGCCCACTGAAGCCGCAGGTAGTCGGCCTGCGTGATCGACTGCAGGCAGTGCGGGCACACATGCCGCACCGTCGCCGGCGCGACCTTCGGGTCCCGGCCCTCGAACTTCATGCCGTGCGGGACCTTGTCGTCGCCCCAGCTCAGCGGGTGGTCGACGCCGCAGTGCGGGCAGTGGATCCGGTAGCGCATCGTCGCGTCGGCTTGGCTGGCCTCGCGCTCGACGTGGCTCAGCAGCTTCAGGCGCGGCGTGCTGCCGAGGATCAGCTTGGGGAACGGCGCCCCCTCCAAGCGGCCGCGCGCTCCGGTCACGGGGTCCAGCGAGCGCTCGATCTGCTGGTCGAACCCGTCGATCTCGTCGAGGATGGCGTCGTCGACGGTGATGCGCCGGTACGCGCGCTGCGCCTTGCCGCCGAGAAAGTGCGCGACCGACGCGCGGAACTGCTTGAACTTGATCGTGTCCTCGGCGCCCTTCGTGCTGCGCTGCGCGTTGCGCACCGCCGGCACCTCCGCGATCATGGGCTCGACCTCGGACTTGACGAAGCTGTCCCGGTCGTCGTCGGTCGGCTGCCACAGCGCGACCTTCCGGTTGCGGTGCGCCACGCAGTACCCGACGTAGCCGGTCACCATCTTGGTGTAGCCGACCCGCTTGGCCTTCATCACATCGACCTGCTCGATGTCGAAGTTGTCGAAGGCGTCCATGATCCCGACCTGGAACGGCCACGGCTCCCAGGCGCCGCGCTTGTGGGAGCTGTCGGCGCTCAGCCGGAAGTGCTCGCGCGCCCAGTCGGCGAAGCGCTGCGGCGGGTCTGCGCGCAGTGGCTGCAGACCCGTGCGCACGGCACGGGCAATGGCCTGGGCCGTCACGGCCGGCACGCGGTAGCGCACCGGTGGGCGGACGCACACGGCCAGGTTCACGCCGGCACCCCGTCCAGCTCGGTGCCGTCGTCGTCTTCGGTCACGGCGCCGTCGTCGTCGTCCCCGTCGGCGGCGATCTCGGCCAGGCGGCGGTCGACCAGCGCGGCGGTGCTGCGCACCCACTCGTTGCGTGCGCTCGACAGCGCCCGGCCCAGTTGCTCAAGCTGCGGGTCCGACAGGTCCGGGCAGGCCAGCCGCAGCTGGCCAGGCAGCGCGTCGAAGCGCTGCGCCACTGCCGCGGCCGACTGGGCCAGGACGTCGGCCAGCAGGCCGACCGGCGCGTACTCGCCCTGCGCGACCGCGTTCTTCAGCGCCTGGCCGATGCGCTGCTCGCGCGCGAGCGCCGCGCGCTCGGCGGACAGCTCCATCGTGCGGCCGGCGGCTTGCTCCCGCAGCCGCGAGCAGTAGGCCAGCAGCCACTGGCCGGCCGTGCCGTCCGACGGCAGATGACCTTCGGCGATCAGTGCAGCGATGCGCGGCTGAGAAACGCCGACCGCTGACGCGAATTCCTGCTGCTCGACCTGCACGCTCAACTGTTGCGCGAGAGTCACATAACCCCCGTAGAGGCACCATTGAACAGTCTGCAAACGGGGCTCGGATTA